CTCGGGCTGGTGATCGTTAAGCCGGGCCGTGAATCCATGCCGGTATTCCACAATACCCGGGTACTGGTGGAGCCGGAACCGAAAAGCATGCGTAATCTGCCGTCCGGGGTCGTTCCTGCCGTTCGCCAGCCGCTGGCGGAGGATAAATCATTACTGCCATTTTTCAGCGACGAACGAGTGATTCGTGCTGCTGGTGGCGCTGGCGCATTGTCTGACTGGTTACTGCGCCATGTTAAATCCTGCCAGTGGCCACACGGCGATTATCACCACAGTGAAACCGTCATTCACCGTTATGGTACCGGCGCAATGGTGTTGTGCTGGCACTGCGACAACCAGTTGCGTGACCAGACCTCCGAATCACTTGAGCAACTTGCTCACCAAAACCTGTCAGCATGGATGATTGACGTCATTCGTCACGCAATGAATGGCACACAGGAGCGTGAATTATCGCTGGCCGAATTATCCTGGTGGGCGGCCTGCAATCAGGTGGTGGATGCATTACCTGAGGCAGTAGCGCGTCGTTCGCTGGGATTACCAGCGGAAAAAATCCGCTCCGTATATCGTGAGAGTGACATCGTACCGGGAGAACAGACAGCCATCAGCATACTGAAGCAGCGCACAAAAAATATTGCGCTGCCACTTCACGTCCACCAGCAACAAAATCCACCACAGAAAAAAACGGTTGTCAGTATCGCTGTTGATCCGGAGTCTCCTGAATCGTTCATGAGGCGGCCTAAACGTCGCCGTTGGGTTAATGAGAAATACACGCGCTGGGTAAAGACACAGCCGTGTGCGTGTTGTGGTAAGCCTGCTGACGATCCGCATCACCTGATTGGTCATGGTCAGGGGGGAATGGGGACAAAGGCCCACGATATTTTCACGCTACCGTTGTGCCGGGAACATCACAACGAACTTCATGCAGACCCGCTGGAGTTTGAGAAAAAGTACGGCTCTCAGGTTGAGTTAATTTTTCGTTTTCTTGATCACGCCTTTGCAACCGGCGTGCTTGGGTAAAAGAGGTTACTGATGCGTATAGAGTTTGTTTTGCCTTATCCACCGACGGTGAATACTTACTGGCGACGTCGTGGCAGCACATATTTTATATCTGAGGAGGGAAAGCGCTATCGCCGGGCAGTGGCGCTTATTGTTCGCCAGCAGCGGCTGAAATTAAGCCTGTCCGGAAGGCTGGCGATAAAGGTGATTGCAGAGCCACCGGATAAGCGCCGCCGTGACCTGGATAATATCCTGAAAGCGCCGCTGGATGCGCTGACGCATGCAGGGTTGTTAATGGACGATGAGCAGTTTGATGAAATCAATATTGTACGTGGCCAGCCAGTATCTGGTGGACGGCTGGAGATAAGAATTACAGAGGTGGGTGTGCATGAATAACCAGTATTTACAGTTTGTTCGTGAGCAACTCATGATTGCCACTGCGGATCTCAGTGTGTCGATAAAAGGCCAACTGGAAGCCTGGCAGGAAAATGCACTGTTCGATACAGGGCGTTACAGACGCAAAAAAATTCGTTACCGCGATGAGGTAACCGGAAAAATGATCACGCGGGATAACCCACCGATCCCGGGTAAACAATCACTGGCGAAAGGGACGTCAATTGCTCTGGTCAGTCCGGTTGAGTTTTCGACATCATCATGGCGACGTGCAGTTCTGGAACTGGAAGCGCATCAGAAGGCGTGGTTGTTGTGGTGTTACGGCGGAAACATTTGCTGGGAGTATCAGATTGCGATAACGCAGTGGGCGTGGAATGAATTTAATACTCAATCCGGTACCAGAAAAATAGCTGGGAAAACGCTGGAACGTCTGAAGAAGTTGATCTGGCTGGCGGCGCAAGCGGTAAAAGCTGAGCTTTTTGGTGGGGAAGGTTATGAATACCGGGATCTGGCATCACTGGTGGGAGTGACATCAAAAAACTGGTCTGAGACATTTACTGAACGCTGGGTTGCAATGAAGCACATTTTTCTACAGCTTGATAGCCAAGCTTTATTGCTTTTAACGAAAACACGTTCAAAACAAAAGACCACATTTTCACAGCAAAATATTGCAAAACTGGATTAAAAAGCATATATTTCATGTAAATCTGATATTTTGCCGATTTTGTACGCGATGGCAAAGTAAGCAAACCCCGCCGCCGAGCGGGTTTTTTTGTTGGCTTAACAGGTTATAATGTACAGTGCGAAACTGCCTGTTCAGCAGAATCATTTTGTTTGTAGTGGAGTTCACAAGTCGTCATTATCAGGCAAAGAGATTTATGGTGTTAAAGTATCAGCCGTCTGTTCGTTCTGTTTTAATGTGTGATTTTCGGGGAATGGTTGTTCCGGAAATAGTCAAGGTCAGGCCAGTGGTAGTCGTGTCCAGAAACAGACACAACAATCAATTGGTAACAGTGGTACCAATAAGCACTACTGAACCGATTCCTCGCAGAGATTGCCATCATGAGTTATCAGAAAACCCCATCCCTGGTAATGAGCATATTACTTGTTGGGTAAAATGTGACATGTTGATGACGGTTTCATTGAGCCGACTGGATCGCATAAAAACTAGAACCTGGGAGGGGCGAAATTATATTGTTCCTATGATTGCGGAAGATGAGTTTGAGAATATTAAACGGGCGGTATTGCACGGGATAGGGATGGCTTATCTGTATCGATAATCGAAAACGATTATCGAATTCGATATGAATTTATATTGACACACATAGTGTGTTGACTGATACTGTCGCTGTACCCTGATGGGACTTGTGAGACTTCCGAACTGGAAGCCAGGAGTAGCAATAAGGTGATGACAAGCCTGCTGCCCCTGTGTAAAAGGCACCTTAATGGTGCCTTTGTCGTTTTTATCAAAAGATCCCCGCCACTGGCGGGTTTTTTTATGCCCGAAAAACGACACAGGGCGTTAAACGCGCTGGTGGTTGCGAATACGGGTCTTTCAGCTTGCTGGCTTTTTCGACAAGAGTTATTGGTATGTCACGTTAACCTGAAAAGGGAAAAAGACATGCTGAAACAGCAGGATATGACCGAAACCGCCAGAGTGGTGTTTAATGAATTAAGCGTCACCGAACCGGCGACAGTCGGGGAGATTGCGCAGAATACTTACCTTTCACGCGAACGCTGCCAGTTAATACTGACCCAGCTTGTTATGGCGGGTCTGGCAGACTATCAGTTCGGTTGTTACAGACGCCTTCAGTCATGAAGGCTTTTTTATTTGTGGTAAATGGGCGGCTGGTGGGTGTTAGGGGCACTCACCAGCCATCTGCTCATGCGTCTGGATCACAAGCAAACCTCAGGCCCACTGCTTTGCGCAAAAGCAGAATGAGCCTATCAGAGACAGGCTTAATGATCCATGCTTAACACTGTAAAAATATCCAGTTGTGAGTTAATCAACGCCGACTGCCTGGAATTTATCCGGTCGTTACCCGAAAATTCTGTTGACCTGATAGTCACGGATCCGCCGTACTTTAAAGTGAAGCCTGAGGGCTGGGATAACCAGTGGAAGGGCGACGATGATTACCTGAAGTGGCTGGACCAGTGTCTTGCGCAGTTCTGGCGGGTGCTGAAACCTGCCGGAAGTCTTTACCTGTTCTGTGGCCATCGCCTGGCATCTGACATTGAAATCATGATGCGTGAACGCTTCAGTGTGCTGAACCATATTATCTGGGCGAAGCCGTCCGGACGCTGGAACGGGTGCAACAAGGAAAGCCTGCGGGCGTATTTCCCCGCCACAGAGCGCATTCTGTTCGCGGAACATTATCAGGGGCCGTATCGTCCGAAAGATGCCGGGTATGAGGCGAAGGGCAGGGCACTGAAACAGCATGTGATGGCACCGCTGATTGCTTACTTTCGTGATGCGCGCGCTGCCCTGGGGATAACGGCAAAACAGATTGTGGATGCCACAGGAAAGAAAAACATGGTGTCGCACTGGTTCAGTGCCAGTCAGTGGCAACTGCCGGACGAAAGTGATTATCTGAAATTACAGGCGCTGTTTGCCCGGGTGGCAGAAGAGAAGCATCAGCGGGGTGAACTGGAAAAGCCCCACCACCAGCTGCTGGAGACGTATACTTCACTGAACCGGCAGTATGCGGAACTGCAGAGTGAATATAAGCATCTGCGGCGGTATTTTGGCGTGACGGCGCAGATGCCGTACACGGATGTGTGGACGCATAAACCGGTGCAGTACTATCCCGGGAAACATCCGTGCGAAAAACCGGCAGAAATGCTGCAGCAGATAATCAGCGCGAGCAGTCGTCCGGGTGACCTGGTTGCAGATTTTTTCATGGGGTCGGGTTCGACAGTCAAAGCCGCGATGGCGCTGGGGCGTCGTGCAACTGGCGTTGAGCTGGATACCGGGCGTTTTGAACAGACTGCGCAGGAAATCAGGGATGTATTTAGCGGGAGCGGTTTGCAGAAGTAATCTCCCAAAATGCCATTTTTGGAATATACTGGTATTAAGTCTTTTTGCTCAGGTTAATTCAAAATGGATGTTGCCTGCTCTGTGGTCCTGATTCGCTATCCGATAGATATTTTT